ACCCCAGGCGAGATCGTAACAATTAAAACAACAGCAGGCGAAGAATTAATTGCTAAACTTGTAGAAGACAATATTACAGGCGTCGTTGTTAGTAAACCACTAGCTCTTACAGCTAGCCAAAAAGGAATCGCAATGGTTCCATTTTTGTTTACTACAGATCCAGATGCAAATGTTACTATCAGCAAAAATACCGTTATGGTCTTGGCACCCACAATGAAAGATGCCGCTGACAGCTACATTCAAAACACAACTGGTATTAAGCTAGCCTCTTAACCAAAGCTATCTGAGAACACTCCGTTCTTGCGAGCATATCCGGGTATAACAGTGTATGGAGTATCGGGGACCGTGATTTTAGTTATTTTAGAACCCACAGTGGCTGTAGAGCTTGCTATTGCATTTGCGGCAAAGGCATGTTGCGCATCCTTATCATAATACTCCATATCCTGTAATGTCGTAGCAGGTAGTGTGTATCTTGATAGATTGTTTAACCATGCATTGTATGCGGCTTTTTGTTCATCTATTAGTTGGTTGGCAGCTAGCCTAAAATTGTTTACTTTAATATACTCCGGTAATGTTTGCAGTTTGGCTTTATTGGAATCATATAATTCAACTGCCGCTTTTTCCTGTTCAGTCCAAGTTGTTTTATCAGGCTTTGATGATGTAATAGCAGTTGCCGCAGTTTTTGAATCTGCATATCCGGGGATAATACTATCATTAAATTTCATATAAGCAGGTTGAGCAGTTGTAGCATCAGGCCTTGGAGGATAACTAAACCCGTAAGTTGCCCAAAACGCCTTAAATGCCGCATCTCTAGCGTAGGCTAGCCCATTTACTTCTGAAGTCCAAACAGTTTGGTCAGGTGGCGGGTGACTGATAGTAGTTGCCGGTGGAGTTGGCGGATTACTACTTGGTCTAACTGGATCAGGATTAGGAGTTTGTCCGGGAACTGATTGAGTTACAGCAGTTTCTTGTGCCTTAACAATTGAAAATTTAGCGTCTTTAGTTACTACATCTTGATTGATACCGCCACTTAGTGCTCCGGCAATATCATTTGGTAAAACTTTAGTAAGTTTAGATAATATAGCATCTGCTTTCATAGCAACCATTGTGACTGCTACTGCACTTGCCGCGGCACCAGCCAAGCCACTGAATGTTGAACTTAAATTTCCAGTTATGCCGCCTGCAACAGATGCAATGTTTGATACTGCACCTAACCCTAAGGCATTAGATGGACTAGATGTAAACGAACTAATTGAAGATGCATAATTTGCCGAGGCACTGTTAAATACCGATAAAGCACCTGATTGGAAAGAAGCTAATTCGGCTGCATAATTTGGATTCGGTATAGTAACACCATTCACAGTAGTAGCCGCACTTGGTTGCACTGGTGCAGTTGGAGGAGTAGGTATAGTAGCTTTAAAACCAGCCAATGCCGCAGAACCTGCCTGCATGTCTGCCAAGGGATTACCAGTTGGTGTAACACCTAGTGAAGATAATTTAGACGAAATTTTATCAGAAATACTTGATACACCGCTAGACAATTGCGAACCAATTCCACCTAATACGCCTAAAGGAGCCTTGGCCGCGGCAATAGCATCTGCGCTGACAGCAACTCCTGCCGCAGTTGCTTCTTTGGTTGCTTGGGCCAAAGATGCTTTAGCCAATGCTAAATCGGTAGATGCCGATGCTTGTGCTTTTGCAATTACAGAAGATACTCCGTCAGTTGCAACACCTAACCCGCTTAATGTTGATATCTGCGCACTTGGATCAGTGAATATTCCGCCACCTTTTGCTTTGTCCATTAAACTACTAAATGTAGGAAGTGTAGGTAACGCAGGTAGCGTAGGTAGTGACGCACCGGTTGGAATACTAACAGGCAAACTACCTCCCGTTAAACTAGCAAATGTAGATGCAGAAGCAGCCACCGCCGGATTGTTGGTTATAAGGGAAGATGCAGACTGAGCGGCATTTAACGGATTACTAGCAATACCATCTAAACTTATAGGCATGTTATCCTCCAGAATCTACATTATCAGATCCGGACACACATACATCGTCTCCGTCACCTTCATTAATTTTATCATCGTCTCCAATTCTGTGAACTGGCTGGTGCTCTGCAAATACATTATCTGAACCTGCTACGCAAGTTGTAGTGTGTCCGCAGTCAGTTTTTCCTTGATGACTGATGGTTACTAAAGGTTGATTGTTAAGAAACACAGTATCGCAACCTTCAACATAAGTTGTTATATATGGTTTTGGGACACCTTTTTTAACATCTGGATGCCCTGCTAAACAGTTTCCTTTGCCAGTATCACCTAACTTAGCATTTGGTTGTGCCATTTTTGTCCTCTTTTGAGTATTTATGCTCACTATTGAGGTTGACAAACACTGCAAAGGTTATATACTAGCAATACAAAGGAGACCTTATATGGCCATTAATAAATTCGCAGAATTCACTGCAATCATCGAATCGATGGAAGCAGACTTTGAAAAGTTTTATGATAAAGAAGTTGGAGCCGCTGGCACACGAGTTCGTAAGCATTGTCAAGATTTGGCAAAATTGTGCAAAGAAACTCGAAATGATGTAACCGCAGTTAAAAATGCACGAAAAGAAGCCAAGTAAGTCAACTAAATATTAGTCTAAGGCGTTATATAAGTATGCGCTTAAGGAGAGTAGTATGAAAAGTAAATTTATAATTGGATCAATATTTGCTAGTATTCTAGCGATGAGTGCTTTGCTTGCATATAGCCAAGGTGCAGAAGCACACGAAGGATTTCACTACCGCGGCGGCTGTTGCTATCGCGGAGGATATGGAATGGGTTGGGTAGCTCCAGCAGTGATTGGCGGTGTAATTGGTTATGAGATTGCTCGACCTGCTCCTGTAGTAGTTCAACAACCTCCAGTAATTTACACACAACCACAGCCAGTTATTCAAGCACCTCCACAAGGTTACCATTGGCAAGAAATGGTTGATCCACAAACTGGTATTTCTAAAATAGTAGCAGTTCCAAACTAATGGCTTATTCAGATAAGGTCATTGACCATTACGAAAATCCTAGAAATGTAGGATCGTTTGATAAGAATGATCCTACTGTAGGAACCGGTATGGTCGGGGCCCCGGCATGCGGGGACGTGATGAAATTACAAATAAAAGTAGATGAAGATGGTATTATTAGAGATGCTCGTTTCAAGACATACGGATGTGGTAGTGCGATCGCCAGTTCTAGCTTGGTCACAGAATGGGTTAAAGGAAAAACTTTGGACGAGGCGCAAAGTATTAAAAACAGCGACATCGCCTCGGAGTTGGCTCTTCCACCTGTTAAAATCCACTGCTCAATCCTCGCAGAAGACGCCATCAAGGCCGCAATAGATGATTACCGTAACCGACACAGCACAACACAAGATTAAACAAAACTTAGATAAGCGTGGCAAGGGTGTCGGAATTCGGCTAGGTGTAAGGACTACCGGCTGTAGTGGGTTAGCATATACTATGGAATATGTTGACGAATATACAGCTGAAATTGGCGTAACTAATTTTGCTCAAAAAGAATTTATAGTATTAGTTGATGCCAAAAGTCTAGCTTATTTAAATAACATGACTATAGATTGGGTTCGCAATGGACTCAATGAAGGATTCGATTTTCAAAATCCAAACGAACGAGATCGTTGCGGATGCGGTGAATCATTTCGAGTATAATAACATTTGACACAAATCAAATTTACTAGTATAATACTAGTATTGTTATAACTTTTGGAGATTATTTTGAGTATGCACCTCGAAGGTCCTTGGTTATCTACCACAGGCAAAAAGAAAGGCAAAAAAAAGTTTGCTTCTGCTGAAGCTAAAAGAAAGAGTGAAGAATTGGATGCTAGTTGGAAAGAACTACTCAAACGCCAAGGCCTTGAGTTAGAGGAAAAGAAACGTCGGCGTGCTATGTCAGCTGAAAGTTTGACTTCAACTGGTTACAGTTTGAAAGCACCAATTGGACGAACTACTACAGCACATATACAAAGTCGCGGAGATTATACAGGTAACGCCACTCTTGCTCCAGCTAAAGTTTACACAGGCGACAAGGTAAAAGGTATTGCAACCATGCATAAAAGCAACGCAGTGCCGGTTTTTAGTGACGAGCAGGCAGTTGACATTTCAAGAATGAGACGTTAAACTGTGTGCCGGTATAAACATAGTAGTTATTCAATAAAAAACGAGGATAACTATATATTGTCCCCGAAAGGTTTGGGGCAATTAAGCAGTAGGCTTTTAACGCATAAGGAGATGTATCAGAGCCATATTTTAACAATGACGGAAGTAGCGATTCCTCATCCAGCGTAAAGGAGAAAAAAATGATACGCACTATCAAAATTTTAGTAAACTGTCTTGTGCTATTAGTATTAGCAGTTACAGTTGAACAAACCGTAATGATCAAATTTGATCATCTTAAACAAGCTCGATTAGAAGCGAGTCCAGTTACAGCACAAATGAGACAAACACAATTGGATTGTCTAGCTCGTAACATTTATCACGAAGCAGGCAGTGAGCCTTTTGAGGGCAAAGTGGCGGTAGCACAGGTTACAATTAATCGTGCAGAAAGCAGTCAATTCCCAGGAGACATTTGCAAAGTTGTCTATCAAAAGAATATTGTATACGAAAAGGTAATGTGCCAATTTAGTTGGTATTGCCAAAGTCCAAGTGCTATGAAGCCGATGAATGGACCTGTATACACAGAAAGTATGGAAGTGGCAAAGAAAGTATTGTTGGAAGGATTCCGACTGCCAGACTTAAAGAACGCCCTATACTTCCACGGAGATTATATACAGCCAGGTTGGAACAAAAAACCTGTAGCTAAAATTGGTCACCATGTTTTTTATAATTAAGGATTAAAATGAACGCAATCGTAGAAAAAATTAAATCAGGTGTGCATGACTTTTTTGACCTTGATTTGTGGGTTAAGAATATCAAAGAACAAGCGCCTCATGTAAGTGCAGAAACTATGGGCTGGGTAGCAGTAATTCTGCTACATTTGGCTACTGTTCCTACAATGTTAGCTATTGTTACAGGGTTAACCGAAAAAATGCCACCCGTTGATATGGTGTTGTTTAGTTGGGCTGGGCTATTTTGCTTCTTTCTTAAAGCTACAATTCAAAAGGATCTGTTAAATATAGTCACAATAGGATTTGGATTTTTTGTCCAAGCCGCTTTAATGGCGTTGATTATATTCAAATAATAGCTAAATATAGAATATAGAGGAAGAACATGGCTGATACAACAACTAGATATCGAGTAACAATTAATATGGATAATAAAACGTCCGTAGCTCATTACTCTGATCAAACAACTGACGATGGTGCTGATTTTGCAACAAAGGGTGCTATCAATCCTTATGAGTGGACTGATTTCCACATTCCACCAGTTGACCCAAACAATGCTAAAGGTATTGCTTTAGGTATGTTACGTTGGACTGGAATTACAAACGAATTGTTAAAAACTGGAACGTTTTTACACAAGGATGATTGGATTGATGCAGAAGGCATGACAACTATTGATGATCAACCTACAAAATTAGTTTTTGACTTAGTTTACAAAGAAGATCCAAAAGCCCCGTATCTTGCGTATCTACAGGCAAAAAATGGAAACACTAATGATTACACAGGCACTCCTATTACTACTGTTGAACAAGTTATTCGACAGGCGGTAGCCGCAGGTGCATGCAGAGGTGGTGCTTCTGGATGGATTACTAGTTGGCGTGTGTTTAACGCAAAAACACACAGCGATATTATGACCGAAATGGTTTTAAAACAACCAGATGTTCCTGGAAAAGTTATTCAAGATATCAATGTAATTAAAGTTACAGACGGCAGTATCACAGGACAAGCACCTGGTCAAGGCGTATAAAAGCTCAAAGACATTGACCTTTAAGCACCCTAAAGTTATAATAGCTTTAGGGTGTTTTGCTGATAAATACTCTATAAATCAAGGAGCATCCATATGGGATACGGATCAGGATACAATCAAGACATTAACCAAGTAACACCGGGAATTTACCGTATTACTTTAACAATGACCAGCGCAACTTATTTTCCAGTTGCTACAGGTAATACAAACGGTGGCGGAGTTTGGCCATACGATTGGGATAACACCATTTATACAAATGGGACAAGTTTAACATCAGCTCAAGCATTAACATTAGCACAAGGAAATCTTCGTTGGGCAGCTATTTTAGATGTGCTAGATAACTTAGCAGATTGCCGCGTTTATGACGTAACAATTACAGCCGCAAATGGATCTGGATTAAACACTGATGCTACTAATCAACCTACTGCAATTAGCTTTACAGTTCAGTTTGATCGCGATGCATTTATTTTAGGTGAGTGGACTAACTGGTTAAAGAGTCAAGGTTCAAGTGCAAACGGAACTTGGTCTAACCCAGATTTTTCAACAGCTCAAACAGCCTACAACAGTTTAAATTCTACTTCCACTGCAATTAACACTACAGCATTAGCACTACAAGATGCAGTAGTTACAGCGATTGTAAAAGGCGGTTCAACCGGTTATACTCGTTCTTACAGAGTGTATAACTCAACTAGCGGTGGCGGAACTCAAATTCCTGTTACTATTACTCAACCTAACACTCCAGCAAATATTTTCGGACTTGTTTCTGTATCACAGGTAAGTGGAACAACATTAGCTGGTAGTCCATTATAATAGAAAGGAAAGTATGATACTAGCGTATCTACTCTTACTCACAGGTTTAACAATATCGGCGGTCGCAATCTACTATTCAGTAGTAGGTTTGACCGCTATATTTTCTGCCGCGGCTATCCCAATTATCATTATGGGGTCAGCTTTAGAAGTTGGCAAACTTGTCTGCGCCTCCTGGCTAAAAGCCAATTGGGAACGTGCCCCACGTTTCATGAAAGTATACATGACCACAGCGGTCGTTGTATTAATGTTAATCACTTCAATGGGTATCTTTGGATTCCTTTCGAAAGCACACAATGACCAGAACCTTGTATCAGGCGACGTTCAAAGCAAAATCGCTATCTTTGATGAAAAGATCAAAACTGCCAAAGAGAATATTGAAGCCGACCGCAAGCAACTTAAACAGATGGATGAAGCAGTGGACCAAATTATGGCACGCTCAACATCAGAAGGCGGTGCGGACAAGGCCAACAGTGTCCGTAAGAGTCAGCAAAAGGACCGTAGTTCGCTTGCCAAAGATATTGAAACCCAGCAGAAACTTATTGCTAGTCTTAACGACGAAGCGGCTCCAATACGTGCAGAGATACGTAAGGTCGAAGCCGAAGTTGGCCCTATTAAGTATATCGCTGCCTTTATCTACGGCGCAAACCCAGACGCATCCTTACTAGAACAAGCAGTAACATGGATTATCATTCTTATTGTTATTGTTTTCGATCCACTAGCAGTTATTATGTTACTAGCCGCTCAGATGACATTTGGATGGGCAAAAGAACAAGAAAATACTAATTGGATTGACGATCAAGCAGATGATTTAACAGAAGCATTTTCAAAATCAAATTATCCTAGAGACGACAGGCCCTTGACTGAAAATCAGATAGAGCAGATAAAATCAAATACAAATATAGAAGAAACACCCGAAGAGCTTGAAGCATGGAACGCTATGATTGCGGCTGCCGAAGCACAAGCGGCTAAAGAAGCCGCAATAAAAGAGCAACAAGATCGACTAGCCAAAGGTGAAACTTATATAGATTCAAATGGACACGAAGCATCTGCAATGCCTGAGCCAGACTTCCCACAAGATGAAGAATCAAAAAAAAAGACTTACATGATCAAAGACCTGACGGGACAGATACAAGTCAAGGATCGGGAGTAGGATACGTTCAAAATGCTGAACAAAATAACAATAGTCTATGGGCAAGAATACAAGGAATACGTCCTATAGATCAGCTATATAAAGATTACAGTGATCATAAATTTGAGGACTTTATTGTAAACGATAATACAGAACCAGAACTTTATGCGTTCGTAGAAGAAACTAAAAAATATGGTCCAAGATTTAGTAATTACACAGAAGAAAAAATAAAATATTTTGAAGAACGAATCCATGAACTTAGGAAAAATAACAGTAATAACACCGCCGGATAAATTATTCAACCTAACGTTGAGTTATCTTTTGGTAAAACCTTCAATGGCCGCTAAACAACAGTTTCAAACCATTTTAAGTAAAAGTATAGATGATTTAAATGTGTTTATATACGATCAGGAAGAATCAGATATCGGATGGCTACTCAGCGTTGCACAACAAGTTGATGCTGTTATAGTCGATATTGATAACTGTGACCCAACTACTAAACAGTTTGTTACTTTCTTGCTGGCTCAACCTAACTGTCATTATATGACTCAAGATGAAACAACACCCTACAATTTAATAAATAAAAATCGAATTTGGGATTTAAGCCAAATCGTGCAAGAATTTAAAGACGAGGAAGATGATGCATCGGAAGAGTAAAGGAACAGGTATTACGGTAAAAGATTACGAAAATATTAATCAGGCCCTGCGCCGGTTCAAACGAAAAGTAGAAGAAGCTGGCACTTTGGATACATTACGTGAAAAAGAATTCTACGAGAAGCCAACAACTAAACGCAAACGTGCCAAAGGTGCTGCCAAAAGTCGTTGGAATAAAAAACTTCGTGATCAACAATTACCACCAAAACTCTATTGACATATTAAGTTAATTGTGTTATAATTGCTGTATGAATACAGACATTATGATAGATTTGGAGACTCTAAACACAACTCCAGACGCAACTATATTAACTATTGGAGCAGTTAAATTTGATCCATTTGGACGAGAAGTATCGGACCCTAAAATGGAAAGTTTTTATGTTAAAGTAGATATCGACAGTTGCGATCGAATTGGCTTAACAACTAGTGACGACACTATTGCCTGGTGGGCCAATCAAAGTAAAGAAGCGCAAGAAGCCGCTTTCGACCCCGAAGGAAGGATTGATATTGTTGATGCATTTGCTCAACTGTATAAATTCTGTTGGGGTGCTAAACGTGTTTGGTCAAATGGATCATGCTTCGACATTATCATTTGCGAACATGTGTTCCGTAAAATCAACAAAGCTATTCCATGGAAGTTTTGGGAAGTCAGAGACGTTAGAACTGCATTTGACTTAGGCATTGACCCACAGCGTCCACCGGTTACGGCCCACCATGCTTTAGAGGATGCGTGGAACCAGGCAGTAGGCATTCAAAATGTCTATAACACACTAAGAACTAGCACAACAACAGAGGGCAAATACATCGCCCCATTTGCAAATCAGAGGTAATATGGATTCACAAACTAAAGAAGTAATGGACATTCTCCAAGAAGAATGTGCAGAAGTTATTCAAGCGATAAGTAAAATCAGCCGCTTCGGGCTAGATAATCTTAAACCAGGTAAACCCAAAACTAACAGGGAACACTTGGAAGAAGAACTAGGCGATTTGCAAGCTATGGTAGAAATACTGCAAGAGCTTGATATTGTTAGTTTTACTAATATTGAACGTGCCGCAGAAGCAAAGCGAGAAAAACTAAAAATCTGGTCAAATATTTTCAAAACTGAGACCAGTCAGGGATAAATAAATTTGTAGAGCGCCGTAAGGGCCTACATATTTACTTGCTTTAAAAAGGAGAAAATTATGAGCAAAATTATCGGTATCGACTTAGGAACCACAAATAGCTGTGTAGCAATCTTAGAAAACGGAGTTGCTAAAGTAATCGAAAACAGCGAAGGTGCTAGAACAACACCATCAATCATTGCATATACTAAAGACGAAATCTTAGTAGGTGCAACAGCAAAACGACAAGCAGTCACAAACCCAAAGAATACAATTTACGCGGCCAAGCGTTTAATCGGACGTAAGTTCGAAGAAAAAGAAGTCCAGAAAGATCTCGACTTAATGCCTTACAGCATTGTCAAGGCAGACAACGGTGATGCTTGGATCGAAGCAAATGGCGAAAAACTAGCACCCCCACAAATTAGTGCCGAAGTTCTACGTAAGATGAAAAAAACTGCTGAAGACTATTTGGGCACAACTGTTACCCAAGCAGTTATTACAGTTCCAGCTTACTTCAATGACAGCCAACGTCAAGCAACTAAGGATGCAGGTAAGATTGCAGGCTTAGAAGTCCTACGTATTATCAATGAGCCAACAGCGGCCGCACTAGCCTACGGTGTTGATAAAGCAGATAAACGTGATCGTAAGATTGCTGTGTATGACTTAGGTGGTGGAACATTTGATATCTCTATTATCGAAATTGCCAACATCGATGGCGACAAGCAAATTGAAGTGTTGTCCACAAACGGTGATACATTCTTAGGTGGTGAAGACTTTGACCAAGCTATCATGGACTACTTAGTAGATGAGTTTAAGAAAGACAACGGCGTTGATTTGAAGCAAGATGTGCTTGCACTACAACGTTTGAAAGAAGCCGCAGAAAAAGCCAAAATTGAATTGTCTAGTGCCGCAAGCACAAGTGTTAACTTGCCATATATCACAGCAGACGCAAGCGGTCCTAAACACATGAATGTTACAATTAGTCGTAGCAAATTTGAAGCTATGGTTGAGAAATTGATCGATCGATCAATTGACCCATGTAAAGTTGCTATGAAGGACGCAAATGTTACACCAGCTGACATTGACGAAGTTATCTTAGTTGGTGGTCAAACCCGTATGCCTAAAGTTCAAGAAGCAGTTGAAAAACTATTCGGTAAGGCTCCACGTAAAGATGTTAACCCAGACGAAGCTGTAGCCGCTGGCGCCGCAATTCAAGGCGCTGTGTTGGCAGGCGACAAGACAGACGTTCTATTGTTAGACGTTACTCCATTGACATTAGGTATTGAAACAATGGGCGGTGTGTTTACCAAGTTGATCCAAAAGAACACAACAATTCCAACTAAACATTCACAAGTTTTCTCAACCGCAGAAGACAACCAACCAGCTGTTACTATTAAGGTAGCACAAGGTGAGCGTGACTTGTTTAGATATAACAAATTACTAGGTGAGTTCAATTTAGAAGGTATTGCCCCGGCAATGCGTGGTATGCCACAAATTGAAGTCACACTAGATATCGATGCTAACGGTATTCTTAACGTAAGTGCCAAAGATAAAAATACTGGCAAAGAAAATAAGATTACCATCAAGTCTGATTCAGGCTTAACAGATGCTGAGATCCAGCGCATGGTTCGTGAAGCAGAAGAAAATGCCGAAGCAGACAAACAAGCAAAAGAACTTATTGAAGCACGTAATCAAGCAGAATCTACACGTCATTCATTGAACAAGGACTTTGAAGAATTCAAAGATCAATTGACTGATGAAGAAAAGACAGCATATGAAACTGCTAGAACATCTTTGGATGAAGCTATGACAGGCGAAGACAAAGAAAAGATTACTGAATTAGTAAGTAAACTCTTTGAAGCCGCTAGTCCAGTTATGACTAAGAAGCAAGCCGCTGAAAGTGCTAAATCACAAGCTGAAGCACAGCCAGCACCTGCTGACGGACAAACTGTTGATGCGAGTTTTACAGAGGTTGACCCTTCTGAAAAGAAGTAATATAATGTAAAATGTAGGGTGCCCAGGTGGGGCCCTACTAAAGTTCTTGCTTAATATAAGGAGACCAAAAATGGCAACAATGCAACTAAGAACTGTAACCCCAGCTGATCTAGCACAGATCAGCAGAGCACTTGTAGGATTTGATCAATATTTCAATAATCCTCGATTGCAAAACACTAACTATCCTCCACATAATATCGTGAAGTATAGTGATAGTGAATATGCTATTGAAATAGCAGTAGCAGGATTCAGTAAGGAAGAGATCACAGTCGAAGTAGACCAGGATCAATTAGTAGTTAAAGGTGTTCAATCAAAAGCCGAAGCTACTAAAGAGTATTTGCACAAAGGTCTTGCAAGTCGTGATTTTGAACAAAACTGGACACTTGCTGAGTATATGGAAGTAAAAGATGCAGAAGTAAAAGATGGTATGCTGGTTATCAATATTGAACGTATTGTTCCAGAATCATTGAAGCCTCGCATCATTGCGATTAAGTAATTAACAGGGGGAGGAAACTCCCCCACTCTTAGAAAGATTAAAATGACAATTTCTACTGACATTCAACTAGACGAAAAAATTAAAGTTGTAGTTTCTGAACCTAAAAATTGGAAAGTTATTCTGTTGAATGACGATGTAACTCCTATGATATTTGTTACATCAATCCTAATGGAAATTTTTAAACATACAGAAGAAAGTGCTCACGAAGTAATGCTAGAAGTCCATGAAACTGGATCCGGAGTAGCCGGTGTGTATAGTTTTGAAATTGCAGAGGCCAAAGCAGTAGAGGCAACAAATCTAGCTAGACAAAATGGATTTCCATTACAACTTAAATTGGATGAAGAATGAGTTTACGTGAATTAACCAAAGACGCTCACACTAATGCAGAGCGACAAGAATTTGTAAAAATATTGTTCAGCGGAACAATTAATCCAAAACTATATGCTACCTTTTTAAAAAATCAGCACCCATGCTATGAAATTTTAGAAGTATGTGCTATGCCACATGGACTCCTAACTGGACTTCCGGATATTCGTAGGGCTCCGGCAATCCTTGCAGACTTTGACGAG